TGCTGTTATCAAACGCGGGCCGGATGTGGAAGGAAAGTCAGGGCAGGCGCTACGCACGTTCGTAAGCAATCGCAAGTGCGCTAACAAGTTCCTGACAATGGCGATACGCCGGAAAAATAATGCTGAACTTGGGATTGAAAGTGTACGGGGATGGGCGTAAGGTTCGGGGACTGGCAGCGGAAACTACCAGCCCCCTATCAACTGCACTATGAGAGGTAGCACAGTGAATGCAGAAAGTGTAACACCGGGTTATCAAAAGTTCATAGCATCAAAAATGCATTTGATCGGCAACTACGGATTTGATCCTAAATGGATGCCTGAATGCGCTTTTGATTTCCAGCAGCACATCATTACCAAGGCTGTACAGAAAGGCCGTATAGGTGTGTTCGCTGACACCGGACTAGGCAAAACCCTGATTCAGCTAGCGTTCGCTTACAACGTGGTCCTGCACACAAATAAGCGAGTGCTGATACTGACCCCGCTGGCTGTTGCGTTTCAGTTCCTGGCGGAAGCGGAAAAGATTGGAATTGATGACATCGAGCACACCAAGGACGGGGCGTTTACAAAGAAAATAGTAGTCTGCAACTACGAAAGACTGCACCACCTGAACCCGGATGACTTTGTTGCCGTGCTGCTGGACGAGTCGAGCATCCTGAAAAACTTTGACGGGAAGATTCGGGATCAGGTGATTGCATTCCTCAAGCGCGTTCAGTATCGCCAGCTATCCACGGCTACGCCCTCACCGAACGACTTTATCGAACTGGGCAACAGTTCGGAGGCGCTTGGGTACATGGGGTACATGGATATGCTCGGGAAGTTTTTTAAGAGCAACCAGAACAGCGTAGACAGCAACAACCGCAACATCGGCGAAAAGTTCTACCTCAAACCACACGCGGAAAAGGACTTTTTCGCCTGGGTGAACCAGTGGTCAATCATGGTCAAGAAGCCCTCCGACATAGGGTTTAGTGATGAGGGCTACGATCTGCCTCCCCTGCACACCAACAAGCACATAGTCCACAACACAAAGCAGTGGACTATTGACGGTCAGTCATCGCTGTTTGCTATGCCCGCAAAAACCATGACGGAAGTGCGCGAGGAACAAAAACTTACCGTAGATGAGCGCTGCGAAAAGGCTGTTGAGTTGGCGCATGGGAAAACCTCTGTTTACTGGTGCAACCTCAACGAGGAGTCCTCATTGCTCGCCACGCTCGACCCGGATGCGGTGGAGATCCGTGGCGGCATGAGCCTCGACAAAAAGGAGGAGCTTCTGGTCGCGTTCGCCAATGGCGAAATAAGCCGACTGATTACAAAGGCCAGGATGACCAGCCTCGGGCTTAACTGGCAGCACTGCAACCACACGGTATTTATGCCCACATGGAGCTATGAGCAGTATTACCAAGCGATACGCCGATTCTGGCGCTTCGGCCAAAAGCGCGAGGTCACTTGCGACATGGTAATCAGCGATGGACAGGAGCGGGTACTGGATGCGCTGCAACAGAAAACGCAGAAGGCCATAGACCTGTATGAAAACTTAGTGAAGAACGCCAACCGCGATTTTACTCAAACCATAAAGCCATTCGACAAGCGCGTAACACTGCCGGGGTTTATACGATGAACACTGCCAAAGACCAGATCATTACCGACCAATACGCAATATACCTTTCCGATTGCATGGAGGTCTTGCCCTCGATTCCCGACAACTCGGTTGACCTGTCGATCTACTCGCCGCCCTTCGCTGGACTGTACAACTATTCAAGCAGCGAGCGTGACTTTTCTAACTGCGAGAACAAAGAGCAGTTCCTTGAACAGTATGATTTTTTGATTGCGGAAATGGCCAGGGTGACAAAGCCGGGAAGGATCACGGCGGTGCATTGCACGGATGTATTCGACAATGCCTGCCGGTTGTGGGACTTCCCGCACGAAATTATCCGCATCCATGAAAAGTACGGTTTTCAGTACCGCAACCGCATCACGGTATGGAAAGAGCCACTAAAAGTGCGGATGAGGACGATGGTTAAAAGCCTCATGCACAAACTGATTGTCGAAGATTCTACCCAGTGCTTCACGGCCATGCCCGATTACGTTTTGATTCTGACCAAAAAGGGCGAAAACGAAGTACCTGTAACACACCCCTGCGGATTAAAGAAGTACTTCGGGGAGACGCCAATATTGCCCAACATTTTGCAAGCGTGGAACAACGCGAACGATTCAAAGCTAACCGCCGACGAGCTGTGGGAAACGCTTAACACGATGTACCAGGACCACAACGACCCCAAGTCAAACAAGCTGAGCCACTACATCTGGCAGCGCTACGCGTCCAGCGTTTGGGACGATATCCGAATTGATAATGTGCTCCCGTTCCGGGACAGCCGCGAGGAAGACGACGAGAAGCATGTACACCCGCTGCAACTAGATGTCATTGACCGATTGGTTGAGATGTATAGCAACCCCGGCGAGGTTGTTCTTACGCCATTCATGGGGGTGGGCAGCGAAGTTTACAGCCCGGTATCTCTCGGGCGTAAGGCCATCGGAATAGAGCTTAAGGACAGCTACTTCAAACAGGCATCAATCAATTTGGAATACGCCGCCACGCGCTACGAAGAAGAACAAACTCAGGCAGATATATTTGGCATAGAGGCGACACCATGATGATTCCAGATAATTCATTCCCGAGCAAATGGCCGCAGACAACATAGCGGAAAGCCTTGAGCGCATAGCCCGCGCCCTGGAGGGGCTACTAGAGCTAGCGGAATCAGCAGCGCAGGCACCAAACGATGAGGAGGGTTAGATGATAACCACAACGACGAAAGTAACGCTTCACCCTGAGTCTGAGCCGCTATTTAGCGAACGCGGATACACGGTTGAGATTGACGACGAAGCAGCGGGGCCGTTTATCAAGCTGCGCGGGCAAAACGATTTGGCGGAATGTGGGACGGTGTTTATTGAGTATCAGGACTGGCCAGTGCTTCGCCACGCTATCGACGAAATGGTTGAGCAATGTCGGAAGCTGGACAATGCCGGCAAAGACTAAGGAGCTATGGCCACGCCAATACGCAGAGCAGATCGCCGCCATGAAATCCCTAGCAGAGCGCAGGGCAGCGGTTGAGGCAGTACCGGAGCATCTGAGGCCGATAGTGAAAACGCACCTGACAATACGAGCGGAGAGGGTGAGGTATGCCAATCAGACCGGAAAATAAAGCCCGTTATCCGGCAGATTGGAAGCGCCGAAGTCGTTTTGTCCGCTTTATCCGAGCGCAGAATAAGTGCGAGTGGTGCGGGGCGAAAAACAGGGAGCCACACCCCGAAACATACAGCATGGTGGTGTTAACCGCCGCCCATGTTTTTGACCATAGGCCGGAAGCCGCAGGACTGATGAACCTAGCGGCACTATGTCAGCGATGCCACAACCGGCACGATATGAAAATGAGGCAGCAAAACCGTATCGCTAGAAACCGCGCAGAATCGCCGCAGATTGAATTGATATGAAAGACTTCACCGTGTCCCCGCACAACCTGCAATCACTGATTAACGCCTTGCAGGATGAGCTACAGAGCACACCGCTCCTATTGGTCACGACGAGCGACCCGGCAACCGGCAAGTGGGGCATGGCGAAGCTTTGGCGCTCGTGGATGTCGACAACAGGCGAATGGATGGCGCAGCAAGGGGCCACAATGCCGCTCTGCTTGAAAGACGACGGCACGCAGTGGGGTAGCCGCCCATTCAACGCGAACGATGCCCACGAGCTATTTACGATGCGTTGGCTAGGCTCAGACTCAACCGGCACAAGGCTGTCATGGGCCAAGGCAGACCATGATGGAATGAGGGCTGCGACAAGAGGCGAACGCTACCACGCAATGGTTCAGCACGAAGCATGGGCAGGGGATAGGGGTATTATTTTAATCAAGCCGCGAGACAGTGAATACGCGGAAATCGAGAGGGAGCAAAACGCATGAGGTCACAATCCATATCCGAGATAATGGCGAGGAGTGTTGAAAAGGAAAATCTGTTTATCGAGATATTTTATTTGTCGGGAGATGACCCATTTATTTTTGGGGTAAACGGGCGCGTAACAGTGGCCGAATTAAACAGCATCTTATCTGACGCGCAAGACTCCGAACTATTCGATCACGGGGACGGCGATTATCTGTGTGCTGCGAGTTATAACGAGGCGCAGACCGGGGAATATGGCGTAATCGAGATTCCAGCGTATTGGGAGTTAAGTGTTTTGCATTTTGAGCCAATTCCATTGCAGGAAGAGGGCCGCAAGTATCCGGTGAGCAGTTGGACTCGGGGCTTGGTGCCGGCGTGAAACCCTGCCGCGTCTGCAAGTCCGAGTTTGACCCGCGCACCACGACACAGCGCGTGTGCTCCATGCCGTGCGCTGTGGCCGACACCAGGGCCAAACGTGAGAAAGCGTACAGGGCCGAGACAAAGGCGCTCAAGGCGCGAATTAAGCCGCGCTCGCAGTGGATCAAAGAAACGCAGGCAGTGTTCAATCGCTACATCCGCACAAGGGACGCAGGGCAACCGTGCATATCCTGTGGAGGCAATACAAAGGCCAATACCGATGCAGGCCATTATCGCCCAACGTCTGCACAACCCGCACTCCGCTTTAATGAGCTGAATTGCCATCTTCAATGCCGCAAGTGCAACACGTTTTTGAGCGGCAACCTCACAGGCTACCGGGTAGGGCTCATCGCCAAAATTGGCGTGGATCTGGTCGAGTGGCTTGAGACTGACCACCCGGCAGCAAAATACTCCATTGATGACCTCAAGTTTCTAAAGCGGTATTACGGCGAGCAGGCGAACCGGATTTTGAAAGGGAGGGCGGGCAAATGAGCGCACTACATCCAAAAGGACTGGCCCCGATGCCGGGGACTGCAAGCAAGAATAAGCGTAGCCGAATTTTGTGCTTAACAAAGCGAGAAGTGATGCGCCGGTTCCGGCTAAAGAAGCCGGTTTATACGACGATAGGGTCACTGATATGGCAGATGGGGCGAGCGGATGCAGAGAATGTATTGGTAGCCTCGCCATTTACCATTGTGAGGGTGAGGCAGCCGCCAAAATCCGAGAGCTAAAGGCTAAAATGGCCGGGATTAGCACATAATTGGCACTAGTGACTGACTGGCTACTGACTGGCGACTATTACGCTAGACACAACCCCAAGCATGTGCAATTATGTGCAGAACACTGCGCAGAGTATGCATGATGCCAGCAGGTCGCCCTACAAAATACTCACCTGAAATACTGGCAAAAGCTAAAGAATACCTTGACGGTGGTTATTTGACTGGCGGGAAGGTTATTCCGTCTAACGTAGGCTTGGCTCTGCATCTCCGAGTATCTCCGCAAACCCTTGATAACTGGGCAGAAAATCCTGAGCATTCGGAATTTTTAGGGATATTAACGGATATTCAGGCAAGCCAACACGAATTACTGATTAACTCCGGCCTAACAGGAGACTTCAATAGCGCAATAACTAAGCTGGTACTTGGCAAGCACGGGTACAGTGAGAAGTCAGAGAACACCCAAGTCGGCCCGGTTCAGGTAATCATCGTTGGGAAGGATGGCAGTGTCTGAGTTCCGTTTAACGGATGCGCAAGACGCTGCAATGGACTGCCTGATAAGCGAATCAATGCACTGCGCACTTGGAGGCGGGTCAAGGTCAGGCAAGACATTCCTATTGGTAAGGGCTGTAGTCCTCAGAGCCTTGAAGGAACCCAAGTCAAGACACGCCATATTCCGCTACCGCTTTAACGCTATCAAAGCCTCGGTCATCTACGACACGCTGCCAAAGGTGTTCAAGTTATGCTTCCCTGGCGTCTGGGAACATTGCGATCTAAACAAGACAGATTGGTTCCTTAAGTTGCCCAATGAGTCCGAGATATGGTTTTGCGGGCTGGACGACAAAGAGCGCACCGAGAAGATACTCGGGCTTGAGTTCGCCACCCTGTATTTCAACGAGTGCAGCCAGATACCCTTCCAAAGCATTACCCTGGCAATGACGCGATTGGCCCAAAAGACAGAAGGCTTGAGGCTGAAGGCTTACTACGACTTCAACCCGCCAAGTAAGAAGCATTGGACCTATCGCCGGTTCGTGGAAAAGAAAGACCCCGACAGCGGGCAACCGGACAAGAACCCCGACAACTACCGGCTTTACCTGATTAACCCTTCCGATAACCGGGAGAACCTCGACCCTGAATACCTCAGCATGTTGGACAGCCTGCCGGAAAGGGCGCGCAACCGCTTCCTGTTGGGCCGGTTCACTGATGACACTGACGGGGCTTTGTGGACGGATGAGCTAATCGCCAACAACCGAAAACTGGGCAGGCTTGAGGAGAATATCCCCGACTTCCTCCGCGTTGTGGTGGCTGTTGACCCTTCCGGCTGTTCAGGCGATCAGGACACCCGCTCTGATGAGATTGGCATCACGGTCTGCGCCCTTGGCACCGATGGGCATGGCTACTTGCTAGAGGACTTGTCAGGCCATTACGGCCCTGCTGATTGGGGAAGAATCGCAACGGACGCCTATAACCGCCATTCCGCAGACAGGATAGTCGGAGAGCGCAACTTCGGTGGGGCAATGGTTGAGGCCGTGATAAGGGCTGCAAACCCCGATGTACCCTACCGTGATGTGACCGCCTCCAGGGGCAAGGTTGTGAGGGCAGAGCCTGTCGCCGCTCTATATGAACAAGGCAAAGTTCACCATATTGGCTACTTCCCAGAACTGGAAGATCAACTTTGCGGCATGACTACCTCCGGTTACGGTGGCCTGAAGTCACCTGACCGCGCCGACTCCCTTGTGTGGGGTTTTACTGAGTTGTTCCCGATGATGACACGCAAGGTGGAAGAGCCGGTCAAATTGAAATTTCGGAGGCTCGGTTAATGCCCACGCAAAAGAACTACGAAGACCACACATGGATGCTGGAGGCGCTCAAGAAAGCGCAGGACGACGACCACGACAATCGAGAGATGGCGCGTGAGGCTCACAGATTCGTAAACGATAGAGATGGCCAGTGGGAAGACAAGTGGCGGGAGGTCTACAACGGTCGTCCGCGATACACTTTTGACCTGACTAACCCCATGATTGAGCAGATCACCGGCTCGATTGCCAAATCTGATTACCGTATCAAGGTACTACCGGCAGGCGGCAAAGCGACTAAGAAGGCCGCGAAGAAGTTTGAGGGGATTGTCAGGCACATCGAAGCCATCAGTAACGCCAACGAGATTTACAGCAAGAGCGGTAGGTCAATGGCTGTCGAGGGCTGCAACGGATGGGAAGTGGTTCAGGCGTATCAGGATGGGGATTCATTCGACCAGGATCTGATGATTGCCACAGTCCCCAACTGGCTGAACCGCGTTTGGCTTGGCCCCCATACGGAGCAGGACGGCAGCGACGCCCCTTACGGGTGGAAGCTCATCGGCATGACCGAGGATGAATACCGGGCCAAGTATCCCAAGCGGGATGTGCCTTCAAGCGTCTCCACTGACGAAACATCCTTTAACTTCCGGTACGGCGGGCGTGATGACCTGATACTGGTCGGGACGTTCTACTACAAAAAGCCCGTAGAGCGTGAGCTGGTCATCATGTCCAACGGGCAGACCTACGTTGTAGACGATGACTTTCAAGCCTTGGCCGACGAATTGGCCCAATTGGGCGTTACAGAGCTACGCCGCCGTACCCGTACCGTGCTCAAGGTCTGCACTCGCATCTTTGACAACTCCGATTGGATAGGTAAGCCACAGGAGACGGTATTCGAGAACTGGATACCCTTGGTTCCGCTTTATGCCAATTTCGACTATGTGGATGACTGCGTGGAATACTACGGCGCTGTCGAAAAGATGATGGACTGGCAGCGCGTCTATAACTATGGCATGACGCGAAAGATTGAGGATGTAGCGTTTTCGCCGCGCAGCAAATATTGGGTTACCCCAAAGCAGGCGCAAGGGCATGAGGCGACGCTTGAGACACTGAACACTAATAACGACCCTGTTCAGTTGTGGAATCCGGACCCTGAAGCCCCCGGCGTTCCTCCGTTTATTGGTGGCGCACCGATAAATCCCGGCTTAAGCGAAGTAACCAACGACATGCAAAATGGATTACCCATGTCTGCGGGCCTATTTGCTGCGTCACTTGGGGATAACCCCGGATTACAGTCAGGTGTAGCCATTGACCTGCTGCAAGAGCGCGGCGACGTAGGCTCTAACAAATACATTGATGCGAGGACGATTGCCCAACGGCAGACCGGGCGCATTTTGGTCAACGCCATCCCAAGGGTTTACGACATAGGGCGCGAGG